GCCATTTAAGTTCCCAATAATACGTTAGAGGTCGTCGACGCTTGGCCGCTAAGACCACCGCCACCGGTCAGGATTGTGGAGCGCCGGCCAGCCGAGGCTCGCCTGCGTGATGTCTCCTGCGAACGCGCGAGGCGCACCCCTGCATCAGCTAAGCGGGGCACCTGTGGCGGCGCTTCCGGTAAGTCCGGTGTACTGGCAAAGCACATAATCGTTCCTTAGTTGTGGGACAAGCGGAAAGTGACTGTGCCCGATGTCCAGGTACAGTCAATGCGATATATAACCCCGCTTTCCGGTTCCTCGAATACCGCGTGGAGCTGAACATCCGAGGCCATGACGTGTGACACCAATACGCCAGCAGCGTCGGTCACGCCGAACCACGTAGTGCCTTTGTCATAGGACTTTTCCAGTACACAGGTAGCGACACCACCGGATAACAGAACATTGAATTTTCCCATCACAGGGAAGTCGGCACTTTGCCCGCTTGCCCCGAATGTGCCTGAAACGATTGTCTTAGCCAAGATTTCTCTCCAAAGGATCGTACTCAGTTGCAGCCCTGCCGGTCAGGCCGCGTGAGGCCACTTCCCCGGTGCGCTGATCGCGTTCAAGTTTAGTGACATGCAGCGCAAACGTCAAAGCAAGCGCGTCGCCCCAATCAGGTGACGCCAGCTCCCTTTTCTTCATTTCATCCTTGGTTTCCAGCATCAGCTGATCCCGAGCATTGTGCTTGAAGCCCCGAGCCGTCAAATCCATTTCCAGCTCTGCATGATCCTTGATGCAGCCGCCGTGCATCAACCACTCGCGCATTCGGAACCACATTTCAGCTGAGCGGTTCGCATAGTGCTGTGTATCTATCGCCTTGGATCCAAAATTGACACCAAATACATTCAGCCCGAGCTGGCGCAGACGATCCACGATAGGCCCGCCCAATCCTGTCTCATCGACGAATATGGCATCCGGCATCATCAACTCAGCCTTATTGCCCCACCTATCCGGATTCACCAGATCGACCACCAGCGATACCAGACGCATAGAGTCCCGCGTTTTCTCGCCCGGTATGATAAACGTCTTGAACGTCCGGGCATCACGACCCTTGCGATAACAAATCACGTTGCGATCCTCGCCGCCCCTGGCTACGTCTATCCCCATTACCATCGGATCATCGTCGATGTATTCCGGCTCGCGTTTCGACGCTTCCGCTACCACATCACTCGGTATGAATTGCATATCGCCTGCCCTCGGAAATCGACCCAATACCCGTACCCGAACATAGTCAGAATCCGCACCCCAATCGTGAATCCAACGCTTATGCAGCTCCTTGTTGGGAAATTTGCACGTCTGAGCATCTATCTGCTGCGTATGCCACCGATGCTTCAGCCGGTGGAAGCACTCGAAGAACCGACCGAAATTGCGCGTCGGATTGCCGTAGCAAAAAAACATCGGCTCGCCATCCGTCAGACCACCCTCGGCTACCTCGAATATCTTGCCCGGTACGTTGCTGGCCTCATCGAAAATGTAGAACGAGGTCGAGTCGGCTGCATGTTGACCGGCAAACGCTTCTGAGTTTTCTTCCTTGCACGTATAGGCATCCGTCCTCCACTTCTCAGGATTCGACAAATGCCGCAAATTCATGTTGCCCTTGGAATTGTGGTACACGAACCAGTGACCCGTTATGCACAGACTCAGCCACTTCGCCAGCTCACCCCAGGTCTTGGTCTTGAGCTGATCCGACGTGTTCGCCGTTACCGTCCCTCGACACCGCGGCCGTGTACTCATCAACCACAATATCTTCCAGCTGGTCAGCGCCGATTTGCCAATGCCGTGACCCGAAGCCGTCGCCATCTGAATCGGCAACACCGGATCAATACCATTGAAATTCCGAGCCTCTACAAACTTGCCAGTGTCAATTAAGTCCTGACGCTGCCATTCGTCCGGCCCATCGTAATTCTGTAACTCAGTCCCCGACTCCCCCCACGGAAAAGCCCACATCACAAAACCCAACGGATCAGCGTAAAAGTGACTCGCGTCCTCCGCGATCTCTATATCAATGTCCCGGAGCGCGTTAGTCATCCGCCCGCCAGAAAAGACGAGCCCTGATTCTCCGGCAGCAACCGCGTCTGACGACGCAACTCCGCTGCCCGCTTCTTCGCATCTGCCGCCTCTATCCCCGCTATCCGATCTCCCTCAAAATCAAAATCTCCCGATGTCTGTCCGAAAAAACTCCCAGGCTGTACACCGATACCCTCATTGATTAAAAACTCCGGCGTCGTGTTCTTAAAAGCCCGGTCAACACGGTTCACGATCTTCTGAGAAGTCCCCTTGCCAAATACCGCATCCCGGACTTTCCCGCTTATGCCGCTTTTGAAAATCTGGCTCGCCAACGTGTTGCTCGGCAACGCTGCTATGCACATTTCACTACTCCACTGTCAATTTTTGACACTGATTTTATTTTTTTTTCCAAAATTCCATAGAAAAATGGGGAAACGGGGGGGCCCACAAGCGCAAATTCATAGGTCATGCCCCCCCTCGGGGGGTCGGCCGGCCGGTCGTGGTCGTGTGTTCTGTGTGATGTGCTGGCTGTCTGCATGGTGTGGCCTACGCTCGGTTAGGCGCATGGCGCTCAGTTCATGCGGTCGCGGGCTGGCCGGCCGTCCGGGGATAGTGCGTGGTCGCTGTTCATGCGGGCCCTGCCACCGGTCAGCCGCTCGGCCAGCTGGCCACCGTCCAAGAATGCGACCTGCTTCACGAACATAGCGTGATACTCGCCCAAATCTTTCAGGCAGGCGCGAGCCACAGCGTGTAGGCCCTTGTCGCGGGCCTCGCGGTATAGCGTCCAGTACTCCCGCTCAATCACGTCCGCGCTAATCGCTATTTCCTCACACTTACGCTCGAAAAACAGGTCGATTGCCGCAATGATTACAGGTTTGCTCATGTTCTCGGCGCCTATGGAATAGGCTGACCGCTCGGAGTATCCGGCGCGCTTGGCGGCGGCGGTAGCGTTGAGGTCGATGAAGTACTCGCGACAGAACATAGCCTGCTTTGGTGTCATGTCATCAAGGAGAGATTCTAGCTCGGCATTGTACGTGGCGTGTCGTTCGGTCATGGCCTGTCATCCTGTCAAATGTTGACACGTCCGGATTATAGCGCCATGTCGACCCGGGCAGCGAATACCCTGGAATCCGCGGCCGCAGCCCTTACGTGGCGGGGCTTTCAAGCCAGCTTGACAAATAGGCGCAACGCGCGTATATATAAGAGGCGGAGCAATATACATTCACTGAAACACACAAACCGGGAGAACGATATGAATGACCTTACCATCGAAGAGATCGGCAAACTACTTGGACTCGTGCGCCGAGAAATAAGAGCAGTGGATCCTTGGAATAACAACGACAGAGATTCCGAAATTAAGGCACTGCGAACGCTTGAAGAAAAACTCATGTATGAATACAACACCGCACCGATGGCAGTGGCATGACACCAGTAACCATCAAATATGTAACCGACAAACGCGGATCCGGCAAAACAGTAGTTCGCACACTTGAAGTTTACGAACGATTCGGATCTGGCAAATCTTTCCATCGCGGCGATCGTTACTACACCATAGACGATAGCGGATGCTACCCGTTACTGAAGCAGGTCGTTCAGGGCAAGTGCAACACGTTCGAACGCACGATCGGTCGCCGACCAGAAGTAAACTGGAAAGACGGGTGGAGCAAATGAAATTATGAGTTCCGGAAGGTACACATCACCACACGATCGCGCGCTTATTGCGTTCGGTTCGGATGTTCTCGCAATACTTGAGAGCAACCGGGATTGGAGCGGTAACACGTTTCAGGAACTGGACGACAGCGCGCAGAACTTCGGCCTCGCCACGACCGATGGCGAGGGACATTTCCTGACGATACCGCGGGCTCGATTCCGCGAGAGGCTATCACTATGACAACGACCAGCAAGGGGCCTTGGGGCCTTGACGAAATTGACGCAGGTATATCGCTGTACCTGTTGATGCTCGCATGTGCCGCAAACCGCCGGCCATACAATAAGGCTGCAATGATCCGCCATGTTCAGAACAACCACGCGGGGCCCATTGATAGCGGCCTGAACACCGCACCGTTGAAAGAGCGTAGCCGCGGCAGCATTGAGGCTAAATTGATGAACGTCACGGCCGCCGTTGAATCCCTCGGCCGGCCTGACCTCAGCATGTCGGAGCATGGTTACCGGCCATTCCCGAACATGCAGAAGGCTCTGAAGGAGCGCGTAGCCGAACGCATTGATGGCGTCTATATCGCGGTCGACGTTAATCGCGACGTAGAGTTCGAGGCCGATTGTCGGAGCCTTGAGCGTTGCTGATACGCTTGCCACAGCTTGACGTGACCCGTTTAGCGGCTGACTTCTCAGCCGCTATGCGGGAGCGCCACACCGCCGGCCAGCTGGCGACCATCCGCGAACGCAACGCCGCGGAGCCGGACGCCACCGTTGACCACGCCCACGACTATCACGACGCCCACGAAATTATGGCGGGGGCTATTTCAGACCAGCTCGGCACGACTTGGAGCTGGCCTGATATATCTCAGGACGCCTGTACCGCATTCGACAGAGCCCGCAAGGCTGGCTATCAGCTCTCACGAGTTCTGATTGCCTGCGAGTTCTCAGGAGCTGTCAGGGACGAATTCGCAGCCCGCGGTCACTCCGCGACGAGCTGTGACATTCTGGACACCGAGACCGCCGGCAATCACTACCGCGGCGACGTGCGGGACATACTTGGGGACGGTTATCACTTGATGATCGCGCACCCGCCCTGCACATATTTGGCAGCTTGCCAGCTGTGGCGCTGCCAGCCCAAACACGATGCCGAGTATCCAGCGCGGCAAATCAAATCAGACGAAGCCTTGGCATTCGTGCGTGACCTACTCGACGCACCAGTGCCGCAGATCGCACTTGAGAACCCGGTCGGCCGTATCGGCACAGCCATCCGGCCGGCTGATCAATACATACAGCCCTACGAGTTCGGCCACGACGTAAGCAAGCGTACCGGCCTATGGTTGGACGGCTTGCCGCCGTTGCAGCCCACGGACTACGTACCGCCCACCGTGACGACCTACGACGGCCGAACCGTGAACCGCTGGGCCAATCAGTCACCATGCGGAGCCGACAGCCGAGGCCCGAGCGCCGACCGCGGCCACGACCGCAGCCGCACCTATGCCGGCATTGCGCGAGCAATGGCCGAGCAATGGGGACGCATCACCGAACGCTTAACACCCGCGGCCACTCAGCCGCTACAACTGGAGCTGATATGACACGACACTGGACAGGGCCCAAACCGCCACCGGTCAGCGAGCGCCCGCCATGCGCGTACTGTGGCCGGCACATGCGACCGTCGACCGGCTATGTAATGTTGGACGGCTTCACAAGCGTCAGCCGCACCCTCGACAGCTGGCCGCGGTACTGGGATGGAAGCTATGAGGGCCCCGGCGAATTTTGCCGTCAGCTATGCGCCACACGCTTTGCCCGGTCAGCCTATCGTGCCGGCTACCGCGTAAGGGGCTCAAAGTGACGCGCCCACCGCTACAGCTCACCAAATCCCCGGCCATGCCGGCGGGGCCCGGACGTAACAAACGCAAGCGCCTATGTAATGACGCCTGCTTATATGCGCGAGGGCCTGATTGCGAGTGCAAGTGCTTAGGCAAGAACCACGGACTCGGACACGTACTAGCCAGCGGTCAGTCACCGCTATTCCCGATTTAACCACCCCGCAACCATTAGAGGGCAAGCTAATGACAGCAACAAACGAGCAACAAACTGACGCGTTAAACCGCGCCGAAAATGGCGAATCACTCGCCAACTATGAGGCCATATTCGAGGGCTTCATTGCGCGAGGCATACCCGAGGAAGATATCAAACCCAGGGTAAACGTTTTCACGTACAACGCATGGAAAGCCAAGGGCCGACAGGTCAAGAAACGGCCGGCCGACGTGAAGCGCGGCGAGTATGGCGTGAGAATTGAAACGTGGATAACGTGCCAATCGAAACAGGCAAACCCCGAGACAGGCGAAAAGGACAGCTATCGCCGGCGGAAGGGTGCGACCGTGTTCCATATCTCGCAGACCGAGCCGATACAGGCCACCAACGGCCGCGGCCACCGGGCACCAGTGAACGGCTTTGATAATGAAGGCCACGCCCGCAGCCACTACGACCCGACCGGCTTTTATGCCTCGGACGGCTCCCTGCTAGGCCGACGGAACGCGAACGGCCGTTGCGAGGACGCGCCGTGTTGCGGGTGTTGCACATGACAGACTTTAGCCACGGATTCCGCACACTAAATGACGAGGAAGTAGGCCATTTTCAAAAATGGACGGAGAACAATTACCGCGCCGGCCAGCCTATTTCCGAAACATGGCACCCGGTAGTCAGGGAACACGCCGAGCGCCTCACACGACAACACGACCGCAGGAGACAAGCTGATGAAACCCAAAAATTGTAGATTTATGGCCTTTGTCAATGGCGACGACGTGACATTGACGCTAAAGCCTGGACAAAGCCTACACCACTATCAGCGCGGGCCCACGGACGAAGGATGGAGCAGCTCGGCCGAGAGCTGGACGCTCAGCTCAGATGGCCGGCTACTGAAGCGAGAGAACGAAAGCGACGGCCGAGACTGTGACGGCCGGCTACAACGCTACAGCACCTCATACGCCGACAGCAACCCGGCCACGTTTCATGCCGGCTACGACCCATACAAAGACCGGCCAGCCATGTTCCCGTACTGGACAGAGGGCCAGAGCTACCAACGCGACCACTTCGCAGAAGCCATGAACTACTGAGGGAGAACCAATGAAAAGCCAAAGATTCAGAGACAGCCGAAC